ACCGTTTTCGTTATCTTCGGCTACTGAAATCTTTATGTAACGACCTGGATATTCATCATTGATCGCTTCAAACAAATCATCTGCTATCATCTCGCAGGACTTGTTATTAAGTTGGATTATATCTTCTTTGTATAAGTTCTCCAACCATCTTTTAAACTGTATAAACTCTATATCTCTATCGTCATGAAACACTTCAATCCACACTTTAAAGTGGAAGATGTGTCTGTGAGGATAGCCTAAAAAACTAACATCATACTCATCGCCTGTTGCTAGATTAGGATCTTCTAATGCCGCAGGATACTTATGTATACCTTCTTTACTAAATGTTACCCAAATACTTCTCATATTATCCTCACTCTCACTTATCTGATGTTACTTGCTTGTGGTCCTTTCGCACCTTGCTCAACATCAAATGTTACTTCTTGGTTCTCTGATAGAGATTTATATCCCTCACCTTGTATTGCTGTATGATGTGCAAACACATCTTTACTGCCGTCGTCTGGTGTGATAAATCCAAAACCTTTGCTGGTATCAAACCATTTTACTTTTCCTGTCGCCATTCTTTCTTCCTCGTTATGAAGTATTACCTTCGTTGTTTAATTCTAAAGGTACTTCCTTCAAAACTACATGTCCAATTGGACTATGTTCTTTAATTACTATTATTACCACTTAACACCTATTGTAACACTTAATACATTATTGTTAACCGGGTCTTCAGTGTATGTATTACTAAATCCCAGCGACACTTTATCATTTAAACTGTAATTGATTGCTGTTTCATTACGCAAATATGTATCTGTTCCAGTTTCATTAAGTAGTTTGTTGGTAATATTTAAACTGTCATTTAGTTTATAAAATATCCATAAACTATTTCTAAGTATTGCTTCGTCCACTTCATCAGTAGTTAAGTATGCAACTGACGTTTCGTGACTTATTTTCCAATTGTCATTTCTAAAAACTTTTATACCAAGGCCACCACCAGTTACTATTCTATCTCCAGATGCTCTTAATTTATCACTGTCATAACTTGTTACACTGAATGCATAATACTTAGATGTGATGTCTTTATTTGCTTTACCAATTATGCTAAACTTATCCATTTTAACTACATCTTCTTGTTCTTTGTAAACATAGTCAGTTTCAACTACATAGTCAATAATAGGATTATCCCACTCGTGATCTACACTGAATTTTAATGTAGTTGTATCACTATTAATCTGTGTCCAACCAAACTTGGCATTGCCTGTTGCATTTGCTGGTAACGTTATCAGCAATAATCCTATTGCTAAAATAAAAAATAATACAGCCTTTTTAATGTTACTCATTGTGAATCCTTTCTTAATACTTCTTGTCTAGTAGTACCCATTTCTTTTAATTTTTCATCTATATCAAAGTCATAATATTCACCAGTATACTTTCTTAGAATACTTCTTTCACTTAACATAACACTACTAATCCAACAGCCATATGCCATGAAGCAAAGAAATACTATACCAAATGCTATCTGGATAATCTCAATCATATTTTGCCTTTGCTACTTGTCTTCTGTAATGCTGTCTGTCTCTTTGTTGCTCTAGACCTAAACCAGATATTACTTTAAGTGTTCTTTCTATTGTACCATTTTGATAATCGCTTATCTTACCTAAACTATATTCGCTTAGGTTATCTGTATTAATATCATCAAACATATTAGACAGTTTACTAATACAGTCTTCCATGCTCCAAGGAACGTACAAGTGTCTGCCATTGTTAGCAAACACTTCTGGGAAACTTCTATATGCTGGATATAATGTAAGTGTACCTAATGTATCTGCTTCGCTTACTGTATTGCTTACCCAGTCTTGCAAGGCACAATTAAATAATACTTGACTGTCTGCTAGTAAGTTATAGTAATCGTTTTTCTTTAAGCCTGTGTAGATCTTAAAGTTAGCAGTATTGCCTGCTTGTAATTCTAATGCTCTATCAACATACTCTTGATCTGAACTTTTTAGTTCTGGGTGTCCACAAAATATAGCAAACTCTGTAGCAGGATCTATTTTGTAATAGGCTTCTGCTAAGTCCATATAAAAGTGTGGTTGCTTCTCATCATCCCAACGTGCCGCAAAACCAACTCTCTTTGTTCTTTCTTTTAACGGCTTAGGATTAGGAACCCGCTCTTGTACTTCGCTTTTACCAAACGGCAAACCTGTTACATATATAGGCTTTTTAAATCCTGCTGTTCTTAAGTGTGCAACAAATTCTTCACTTGCTACACATATACCTGTAACAAATTCATCTACCATTTGTTCATATCTACGCATCCAATCAAACATGCCTTCTCTAATAAGGAAGTCATCTGGGTCTGTTGTTTGTGCTAAGAATCTTAAGAATACTTTAGGTCTGTATTCAGGTGGGGATTGATCCATTATGTAAGGCAAACATTCTAAGCCTGGTGTAAACATATCTTCATAAAAGATAACATCATCGCTAGTAATTTCACCGTTCTTCATTTTCTGTACTAAGTTCATTGTTTGACTTAGACTGTAATAACTTCTACCATGTGCGTCTAACACACTACCTGTAACGATTGCTTTACTGTTATCTAGTTCTTCGCCTTTGATAATTTCATAGTCAATGCCATGCTCTTTAAAAACACGCTCGTTCCATTCTTGTAATTGTAATGTATACCTTGCTTCATAAGACTCTAGTCCCATGTAGAACAGTTTACGCATGTTTATATCATAAACTCCATCACTCATATAGATTCTCCATAATGTTAATTATATCATATTTTATGGCCAATGTCAACCTCAATCTATCACCTCGTCTTTGGTATATTTGGTCCAGTCTGTGAAAGTCTTCCTGTCTTGTAGTTCATGTAAACTATGACACCACACACCTGGATTAGTTGCTTTAAAGTCTTTGTCATCTAGTTTGAGTGTCGCATTGTAATTGAATTGATTAATGTAAGGCAACTTAACACTTATCATTGGTATAAATGTACTATACTCAGTCCAACCACATTCTAATACTTGTTCTGCTAAAGTTACGTCAAAGTCTAGTGTAATCCAAATATCATCTTTTAAAAGACTTGTAACTAGTTCGTCCCAACCCTGCCAATCTTTTTCAGTTGGTGGATTAAAACTTTGGTTAGCACCTATATAAATGTGCGGACAACCGCTATTAAGTGCCCTAGCAAGTATTTCCTCTTTTGGTTGATACCCAACTACAAACAAAGTCTTTTGACCATAAGCAGGCGTATGCTCTACTTCAGTGCCTATAAAAAACTTTGTATCCTCGTGACCTTCTCTATTCATTAGTAACTCGTATAACCCCACTTAATTAATTGATCTTGATAATCTACACCTTCATCAATGTTTACAACTTTAGTAGGTGTAGTTTTACCATCTTTAGTCTCTAGTATTTCCATTTCAGCACCATTCTCTAGTATATGAAATTGTACATCATGTCCTTCGTATGTGTATGTGCCACTGTATGCTTTATTCGCCATCGAAATCTGCCCTCATTATGTCTTCTTGCATATCTGCTTCACTGTCACCTGACTCGTATTCGTCAGTTTCAAATAAAGCACCAAATGTAGATTGTTCCGCACTACCATCTGAGAAACTAATCTCTTTTAAAAACTCTTTGTTATCTTCTAACATTTGCCTTGCATTTGTGTTATTAGGATCTAACACTTCTTCTGCAAAACTATCAAACATTAAAATAGTACCAGGTACATAAGGTGAAGTTTCATTGCTTACACTACTACCTTTTACCTTCTTCCAGTTCTTCCAATGTGTAGGTGTTCTATATTTTTCCATATCAGCAAGTCTATTTGCTTCTTGCGTTGCTGTAATATGATTATAAACACTATGACCCATGTAAAGAGCATAACTTAGTGTGTCCCAACTAGTTGTGCATTCTTTACCATTCCTGTTTGTATCTCCATGTCCTAAAACACAGATATCACCAACAGTTAGTCTACTCATTATAGGGGAATGTGCAAAAGGCATAGGCATCTTTGATCCTTTCATGTCTTTGTTATCGAATGCTCTATCCATAAAGTATCCAAATCGCTTGGCTCTGTACTCATTATGTGTGTAAGTCTGGCCATATGCTGTATTAACAAAAGGCGATGCCGCATCAAATGAAAGTGTTATATTAGGATTGTCGTGCTTTCTCAACTGTCTTTGGATACTAGTGAGGTGACATGCCCAATTAAGGCGTCCAGTACCTAAGAAGTGTATCCAATCCTTGCCTTCAAGTAAACCGTCTTCTCTAAGATCCAACAATCTACTTAGCACACTATACATGTGCTTCATATTGATACCAGCGAATGCGTAACCCTCTAAGGTTCTATTCTCATCACCGTATGCTTCTTGCACAAAACTTTTATTGGAAAAATGCTTTACTGCATCATACCATGTTTTGCTATTCTCTTCGTTACTACCACTTAACACATTTAAAAACTTAGTAGCACCTGGTGTTCTGTTCCTCATAAAATAGTCTAAATTAAGTAGACTGATATCTAGTGTGTCTTGAAATTCTGTAAGTCCTGTCCTTTCGCTTAGTTTACCAACTGCCGCAAAAGCAGGAACATCTAATGTCATACTCCAGTCTGCTGTATGCTCTAACCATGTAAGTATCTTATTACAAAATGCTGTTCTTACAGGATCATTAGGATCTTTAGCATTGCTCCAATCCATTTTAATAACACCTGTGGCAAGTTGGAAACCACCTGAGTCTCCTAGTATCATAGTTTTACTACGATCTCTACCTTGTATCATTGGCTCACGTTCATCGCTTTTAACAGGATCTAAGTGAGCATGTCCACCTGAGTAAAGACCCCATGGGTAATGATAATAACTGTTCTCAGGATCAAGGAAGTTCATACCTTGTGTGCCTTTTTCAAAGCCTTCAGGGCATCTCCATTCACTTGGATTAGCATCCATTTTCTGTAATTGCGTTACATAGAACCCACTAATGGCGGGCAGGTAAACTGCCCAATCCTGGTGCTTCTTTCCTAAATCTTCTGTCATGTTTAACTCTTAGCAGGTAATATATATTTGTATTCGCCTAAGCCACTGTCAATCACAATTTGCATTGCTCCTGCGTTAGCAAAACTAACAGTACAATTTGCACTATCGCTTAGTCTTAGAATACTTAATGTTTTGTCTATTTCCCATTTCCAGTTGCCAGACAGTTCGCCTTCAACATTATTATTAATAGGAAGTTTACCTTTATCACCGGCACCTTCACCAATGCTAAAATATAAAGCACCATCTTCTGTACTTGGAGAAAACACTGGTTCAAAGCCACCTAACACACCATTGAAGTAACCTAAGTCTTTTAAGTTCTTCTGTGACGGTGTAATAGTAACGTCCCATGGTATCTCTTTCATTGTAACAGATTTTAGTTGCTGATTAATAACATCTGCTAACATAAATCTATAACTACCTGTGTGTCCTTCTGCACTTGTGAAACTAATCTGTACAGGAATATCGTCTCCATTCCTGCTTTGTGTTTCTACATTTACAGTAGAACCTTCATCTACAAATCCTGGAAACTTTAAGTATCCATCTAGTACACTCATTCTACTAAGACCTACTGTTTGGTCTACAAAGTCTGCTACAGGATTGTGTAGTTTACCTTGCAGGATAACAGTTTTGTCTGCATCCATGGCCTCTATAGTTGTACTTTCAGCAGTACCACTAATTTTAACCTGTTCAATAAAGCCTAAGGCGTGGGTGTGCCTTAGAATGTCTTTAAATATATCTTTTATCATATGTTGTCACCTCTTACATTAAAGTTATTATTTAGGCCTTTACACCTAAAAAGTTTATAAATCCTGGCCGTTTGATACCTAACGACCAAGTTAATCATTAAAATTAAATAAACTATGGAATGTATTGCTGGTATCTGTTGCTGACAAATCCCATTTAAGTACATTCAATAAGTTTTCTACTTTCTTATCAACAACTGCTTCTTCCATTGAATCTTCATCAAAGGGTAGTTGTTTAAACCATTCTGGTATATGCATTTCATCTGTTGGATATGCAATACTAGTATATCCCATGGCATTACTTTTAAGCCTGCATACAATAACTTTCATACCATCTGTTATTTGCATACTGTATTGATCGCTATTTGCTTTTAGCATATTATTCCAATTAATACTTGCTCTAACATGCCCGGGGATCATTATTTTCTTTTCGTCTTTGAGTTTTTCTAACTTGTATAAACTAGCACTTTTGTTCATACTAAATGCTTTATTATATGCTTCTGTGTAGTATGTTAAGTTGTTTACACGTTTTGGCATACCTTTACGCCAAGGGTCCATTGCTTTAAACTCTTTCTTAAACTCTCTAACATTTGCTAAAACCTTTGTTTCACCATCGCCATTTAGTGTTTGCCCTAATATGTCTGATAAAAAGTCTTGCACAAACTCTGGAGTATCTGACCTCTTAAGGTCTAACCCCATTACTTTGAGTTTACCACCTTCGGGTTGATACCCTTCTAAATCTAATACATTAATAGCATATCTTTTCTTTGTAATAAAGATGCCGGCTCTACCAACTACTTCTCTGCCGGCTTTAAGTATATTACCTTGGCTAGTTGAAATGTTAAATGAATTTTTTGCAAATAAAGGGAAAGAATCACTAACGGTATCTGATATAGTATCATATAATTTAATTGCACTATCCATGTCTAATTCAATGTCTTGCTTTTTACTAATCTCATGAGCACTAAAATACACTGAGTCAGTATCACCATATACTATTGTATCTCCAGTATGATCATACTCGCCTGTGAGCATTTTGTTTGTCTCTGCTCCCATGTGTCTAGTGATTGCACGACCAGTAAGTGTAGTACTTTGACCTATCCTGTGGTCAAAGAACCTACTACCTGGATTACAAATAGCACCATATGTACTGTTAAGTAGAATCTTTCTGACTAACTGTCGCTTATCCCAAAATGCTATGTCTTCTGGCGTTGTTGCTTTTTTCTTTTTAGCCTGTAACTCTTGTCTTTCTGCATACCATCTCTCCAATAGTCCTGGTATAATACCTTGTACATCTGTTCTGTATATAGTACCATTTGCACTAATGCACCAAGGCTCATCACTGTTAAACAGCATGTTATATACATCAGCACCTTTGACACTAACTTCTCTTTTATCTTCTAAATCTAATATAAGTGGCTTATCAATATCTTTAGCCATTACCATTTCATATTCATTTGTACCGAACTTACCTGCCCAGGCATCTGCAAATGACTTCTTCTCAATTTGCATTTTTTCTGTAATTTCTTTGTCTGTGTACTCTTGTCTTAGTTGCCCAACAATAGTTTCAGGAGCCATATTCAATGCTCTAATAACACTTGGATACAGACTGTTTATATCCATTGATCCTACCCATTCATGCATACCTTTCTTAGGAAATGCCACATAGGCACCTGCAACTGTATTCCCCCATGGATTCTCAGAATCTTTGTTTCGCTTTCTATCTGGTATAACCATACCGCGTCTGTGTGCTTCATTGATAATAGCAGAGTCAATTGTTTGTACCGCTCCCATTGTTACTGGAAGTAATACTGTATTCTGATGAGCAATCTCACTAGCAAGACTAATAAATTGTAACTTGTCGTCTAACTTTTTAAGTAGCATTGTGTCTTGAATATTGTATTCTAAAAACAATTCAAAGTCATGATTGTAAAGTCTATCAAGCGAACCATCATATACAACCTTCTTTTCACCTACTTCCATTTCGCCAATGTAGTCTAGTCTATAACTATGGCGTTCTTCGTAGTTGTATTTTCTATACAGTTGCATATAGTCTAAATGCACACGACCTACTAGATCATATGTTTGTGTTTCTCTACCGTGATTGATGTATTCTCTTTTAACAATATTCTTATCAAGTAAACACAGACGCCTTGTTTCGCTTTTACCTAGTACTTTGATAATTCTGTTTACGGTATAAGGAATATCATAACCTTCACTGTTCCAACCACTTAGTATATCAGCATCATCAATGAGGCTAAGGAAAGCATCTAACATTGCTTTCTCGCCACCAAATAGTATTGTATCGCCTACATTATCTGCAATCTTTTGTGCTTGTTCCCAATTAAGTGTTTTAGGTGGAACTGCTAAACATACTATTTTATCCATCCAGTCTAAGTAAACACTGATACTAGTGATAGGCATAAATGCATCTTCAGGAGAACTATAACCTCTTTCAGGGTCAAAGTCTACCTCAATATCAAAAAAGCATTTGTGTAAGTCTGGTGCATCAACACCCAAGTAATGATCTGCTAATACTCTATTAACAGGCTTTAGGTCGCTTTCGTATGTTTGTTTGTTTTGATATAGTGCTACATTGCGTTTAAAGTCTTTCCAGTTGTTTGCTGTAATCTTGCTAACTGGGTCACCGAATACACTATGCTGTTTGCCTTTTGGATCATCTACATAAAAGTAGTACCGCATAGGGTGATCAATGATCTTACGTTCGCCTTCTTTTGTTCGCTCGACTACTCTTACTATGCCTTTGTTCTGTTCAAAAACTGCGTCAACGTAACTCATTTAATTTGTCCGAATATTTTAACATAAATTTATATTTGCTTGCCTCTGTTATAAACTTTGCATATACTTTTGCAACTGGTTTATAACTGCTTTCAAAGTCTACTTCTTTAGAAAAGGTTGCTTCTTCACCAAATGCAAAGAAAGGAATCATTGTGTCATGCAACCTATCTTCAAAGATGTGCTCATAGTCAGCATCATCTGTCCATTGCATGTCAAATAAATATACCTTTTCTATAGTCAGACTCATATTAGTAGTATAACAGATAGAACTATATTGTCAACCTGTTTTTAGTTTATTGGTCCTGTTTTATAAGTGGTCTTTACCAACTGCGGCTAGAATAGTTTCTAGTGCATCAAACTTATCTGTTTCATCGGTAAATGATGCCTTATGAGCAACTTTAACTGCTTTCATAAGGACTGCTGGTTTAATATCCATTTCTTCTGCTATTGCCTTAACGGTTTCTCTTAAACCAACTTGGAGTGATTCTACTTCATAAAGGACTTGGTCTCCTTCCTGAACTAGTTTTTTAAGTCTTGCGACTTCTTCTTGATTGAATGTTTTGTTGAACGCCATATAAATCCTGTGTGTATGTTAATAATTATCTAAAGTATTATACTAGAAATAAGTAATGTGGTCAAGTACTAATATTCAGTACTGGCCTCAAAGTCCCAATCAGGTACATCTAATTCCTCTGCAAGAATTTTCGCAATCTGCGTACCTTCTTCTGCACTAATGTCATCTTGTGTTAATACCTCATATACTTGAACATCATCTGATTCGTAATGTACAACTTCTGCTTTTACTTTGTTGCCACTGCCATCAAATGATGAAAATACTTTGGTTGGAACAACACTTTGTACTATGTCAAAGAAGTCTACAATATCATCACGTGATATTTCATCCTCTACGACTATTCTTACAAAGTGTTTTCTTACCTTATCTACCATAGTAATTACTTACCTTTACTAAATGCTTGAGCACCAAAGAAGGCGGCAACAATACCTGCTACTGCTACAAAGTATGTAGCGGCCATATCGCCTAGTATCTCACTTGCTTGATTTAGTCCAGCCAATACTGCAATTACTACAGCAAATGGATATAAAAGCATACCACTTAGTGCGAACCAAGCCATGCTACGTTGAGCATCTCTCATTGCATCTAAATCTTCCAGTTCTTTTCTTTTGAACTCTAGGAACATTTGCTCTTCTTGTTTTGAAACCTTTCCATCTCCATTTGTATCAGCCGGATGATGTATTGCTGTATTACTTTCGTCTGCCATTTATGTTCTCCTACTAACTTATGACTGCTCTGTCTGTTACTCTTCTCCAGTTAGTGCCATCACTAAATGCCATTACTGGACCCCCTGTGTCATTGGTTACATAAATCATATGCCCAATGTATGCAGATGCATCAGGTACTGATAAAACTGCATATCGTGGAAACTCAACTGGTCCTCCACTTGTTTCAACTACGCCATAGTCACTGTTGACCAGTGCAACTACTGAATCTGTTAAATTACCATAGTCTAAACTGTCTGTTGCTGAGGCTGTAATTGCACCGTAATCACTTACGGTTTCAAATAAAATTGATGAAACAGTACCACCTACTGATAGTTTTGCTTCTGCTTCATTATATGTAAATGCAGTTGAACCACCTAATGAACCACTGTCATTATATTGTACATTTGTATTACTACCTGCTGGGGTGGCATCTACATTTGCAAAACTTACTGTACCACTACCATCTGTTGTTAATACTTGGTTAGCACTACCATCTGCTGTTGGCATTGTGTAAACACCATTAACAATTAATGTATTTGCTTTAACAACATTAGGTGCACCGTTTGGTGCTATACTTCCTGTTACATTACCACTTAGGTTACCAACAAAAGCACCAGCACTAAATGTTTGACCATTAACTGTCCATTCGCCTTCTTCTTCGTCCCAACGAATGTAAACGTTACTTTCGTTACCACGATTAATTAATATTCCTGCGTTAGCAGTTGCGGGTTGGTTTGAAGGAAGGTCGCTGTTTAAAACTATTTCATTGTCAGCAATATTGAGAGTCTCGGTATTGATTATAGATTGTGTACCGTTTACAATTAAATTACCTGTTATGGTAACATCATTTGCAAAGGTATTATCTGTATCAACTCTGGCAAAACTTGTACTATTAATAGTATCTAATGTGTCTGCATCACCTACAGTGAGTTTGCTCCATGCTACACTACCGTCTGAAACGGTTGCTATTTTAAGTAATGTATTACTAGAATCGAACCAAAGATCACCTGTCGAGATATGATTGACGTCACTGGGTGCGTCAGATGTCCCGTATATTCTAGAACCGCGTTTTCCGATTCTAAAACTGCTTTGCGAGGTACCTTTGGCATTCATTATGATTGCCATTCGTTACTGCTCTCCAATATGTACTTGTCTAGCATTCTGCTAGTCTACATGTAAACATGTAGTCAAATCCTATTAGGACTTAACTATATTTATCTTTTTTATAAATATATGTATGAGTACAGAATATACTAAATGGACTGTAGATAGGATACTTGATACAGCACCAATAGAAACAGACAAACTACATGTAATGGATGTTGATAACTTTATGCATCCAGATTTGTACGCACAGGTACAAAATTGCATACCATGGAATAATTGGCAAAACGAAGAATTACCAGGCAGACACGGCTATCATATTAGTCCAGATGAATCGCAAGAAGCATTACAAATAGCCACAGAATATGTATATAATAACCAAGAGGTTTTAGATGCAATAGGTAATGTTATGAATATGTCAAGTAATGTAAACATTAATCAACCTTTTATGTGGATGGACACAAACAAAAATTCTGTTCATGATGTGCATGTAGACCACCCTTCCTATTATTATACAGTTCAGCATTCATTAGCAGACAACGATGAATTTGCACATACTGGTACAATGTTTTGGGAGGTTGATTGTGCGTATGATCGGGCAATCGATGAAGGATTAGATCCTACCTTTGGAGAGGATAGTAAATTAGTACGAATGGGGCACCAAATGCCTTACATACCTAATAGGGCATACATATTACCAAGAAGCAGTAAAGGTTGGCATAGTTGTCCGGACCTAACAGTAGAGCCAGATACTATGCAAAGGGTTATGGTTTATTTAATTGCTACTCTTAGGAAAACTTAACTCTATTCAAGTAAGTTTCTTTACCACGTGACATCTTGCCTTGTGTATGATCTTTAACATACCCTGTAAGTGATACAATATCGCCTACCTCAGGACCGTTAGTAGATGAAAAGAATTTTACAATATTGTGATCACCTTCTTTGGCAACATACAAGTAACTGTTACTTCTCCATATAAATTTCTTGTGAAGTATTTCAAGATTAAATGTTTCACGATCATGTAACGTTCCAACATACCGACTGTGTTGTGCAAGTTCTTTTTCCATTTTATTAAATGCACGTTGTTTCTGCCCATTTTCATAAACACTAGGCAAACTAGCAATAATACCAATATCTTTATATTGCACAAACTCTTTGTTAATAAGACCAAGTATGGTTCTTTCAAAGTCACTGATATCTCTTTTAATTGCTTTAAGACTTAGACCTTTGAAGTATTTAATCATGTGAGCAACATTGTCACTATCAGAATCAATAACTTCGACATCTTTATAATATTTAGATAAAGTGCTTTTAATACTATTTGTTTTAAATTTCTCAATACCTAGATGGTTATTGATTATAAAAAGGTTAGGCAATTTCTTTTGATAACCATTTTCATCTTCTTCGATGTTGGCATCCTTTTTGATGTAACCACCATTTACTCTGTTTACTGCTACTGACAATGAAAGAAGATCAGTAAGACTATACTGATCCTCAAACCATTTACCTGTTTTTGCTTTTTGTATATTCATTAAGCGGCCTCTATCATTGAAAGTGGAACACTATATGAACGACCTCGCATATCTACAATGGCCTTCTTAACATTCACTTTGGTAATAATACCAGGTGTGCGTTTTGTTTTTTGAACAACAAATACATTGTCACCAACACTTAGACTTGCTTTAGCATTAAGTGTTTTAACAGAATTAGTAAATGCAGATAACTCGTTAAGTTCTGATAAACTAAAGTTACTGTTTTTAATTGCTTGTTTAATTTCTAAAAGTTCCATTATACGTTCCTCACTATGTTTGCATTACTATAATCTAAGATGTTACCTTTCTCATCTCTACCAGGAGATGTTGTAGCATGTAAAATGCTATCAAACTCTCTAATATCAATACCAGTTCTATTAAGAACACTATCAATAACTCTATCTCTCATCACCTTAAGATGAGGAACATTAACACTTACAGGATACTCAGAACCTTCTGGGTGGTCAATGTTTTCTTCATGTCCATACCACATTTCTTCTAACGAAGTAAGTTGTATATTTACAGATTTGCCATCATCTTCGTTGGCATTGTAGCAAGTAAAAGAACCAATATGATATCCAGGTATGGAAACAATTTTGTCCTTGCTTTGATTTTTTGTATTTAAGTTTTGCATTAAGACCTCCTACCGTCTGTGTTTGCTAAATTATGTATATATTATAGCAAATTATAGGGTCGAGGTCAACCTTTTTGCACAATTAAATTGTATATTTCTTCCCAATTTTTGCACACATTTGCAGGACCATCGTAGTGCATATTATGTCCATGCTCTACTAAAACACCTTGTAATCCAGCATCTATACCCCAATCAACATTTTGTGGTTTGTCTTCTATCCAAAATGCTCCTGGATATTTTTTACCAAACTCTAACAATATTTCGTCTTTGTCTGCGCCTGTGTCTAAACAAATAACTTCTTTAAAACAGTCATCACCAAACAGTTTATTTAAGTTCTTAGTTCTAAGTTCTTGTGCGTAAGGGTCTAAACTCAAACTTGTAATTGCTACAAATTGATATTGATGTTGCTCGTGTAACTTCTTAACAAAGTATTGAGCATCACGAAGTGGAGGAAGGAATCCTATTGCCGCACTTTCATTAAAGTTTTTAATTACTTGATCACCAGTAGAGTCGTTTCTTAGATCAAACTTTTCTCTAATGCTGTAATGTAACCTGTGATTTTCTACTGGAAAGTGTCCTCTGTGTTCCATCCAATTATGGAATGCAAACTCCCAGTCCAATACTACGCCATCGCAATCTGTTAATATAATTTTATTTTTCATACATGTATTATACATTCTTTTATCCTTTGTGTCAAGTCAAAAGAAAAGCGACCGAAGTCGCTTTTCTAAGTTGTTTTTGATTAGCCTAAACTATTCAAATGATATTATACATATTTGTATTCAACAACACCTGTTACAACACCACCAGTTGGTGTAGCCGCTGTAGTTCCGTCTGCTTGTACAAACGCAACTTCAACTGCCGCATTCTTGGTTAGTGAACTTGCAAAAGGTAAGTCAACAACATAAGTTCCAACAGCGATATCGTTAGTAGTTGCCGCCGCTAGTGTATTACCAGCACCTGCATTATCTTTAACTAACATACCGTCTACTGAGCCACCTGATAATAATGTAGTAACGTTTAGAATAACTCTACTTGCGTAATAAGTTCTTCCTGAAACGTTAGGTACTGTACCTATATCAAAAGTTGAGTCACTGCTGTTTGCTGTGAAACTTGCTCTTAATGTAAGGCCATCACCACCGTTATTTTCTACATAGTCAACAACTGCCGCTGAAGTTGGAATAGTAGTATCGTTATCGTTACTGCCAATTCCATCTGCTTCGTCAACAAACTTAGTGATTGCAATGCTTTCACCACTGTCAGTTAATGTACCAAATGATACAATTCCTGATGCTGTGACATTTACTAATCCAGTAGCACTACCTGAACTGATAGAAGCAGTTCCGTCTGTTAATGTACCTGCTTGTACTTGACCACTAAATGTACCGGCTGTCATACCAGTAAGTGTAGTATCCATCGCAAAAGTAACGTCATCTGCTGAGTTACTTGAAGTAATGTTTAATCCACCTAATAGTTTTAACTTATCAGATGCTAATGCTACGACGTTATCTGCCGCGTCATCAGACTGAATTGTTAATGATGTTGAAATACTTGCTGTACTTGCCGCTGTAATTCTACCTTGTTGATCAACTGTAAAAGTTGGAACTGCTGTAGAACTACCATATGCACCTGGAGTTACTGCTGTATCATCAAGATCAACACTAATTGTTTGTCCTGATGCTGTAGTAGTAATACCTGTGTCACCTGAAATAGTAATAGACTGAGTGTCTAAATCTACTGTTCCAGTTCCACTGTCACCTGCTATACCTAAGTCATCGTCTCTGTCTAAGCCATCGACGTATGCTTTCATTTCAGTGTTTGCAGTATTAACGTAGGTTAACATGTTGCTATTTGCTGTTGTAATTGCTGAATTTAGTGTTGATACTTCACCATCAACAAAAGCCTTAATACTTTGTTGTGTTGCTAGTTTAGTAGCACTATCTGAAGCCATATTGTCTTCATCAGCAATATCTGTTATTGTTACTGTACCATCTGATAAAGATCCAAACTGTACTGTGCCTGTGCCAGTAATGTCTGTACCATCAATCGCCGCCGCTTTAAAGTCTGCCGCTGTGATAGTTAATGCACCAGTACTAGAACCTGTGAAGGTTCCTGTTCCTGCTACAACTTTATCTTCTGATTCGTCCCATCCAATGAATACGTTATTGCTGTCACCACGTTCGATAATTAAACCGACATCGTTTGATGGTGTACCAGTTGTACCCGTTGCTAGTTCTAGCAATGAGTCAGCAATAGTTGTGTTCGTTGAACTAACAGTAGTTGTACTACCGTTGACTGTTAAGTCACCAGTAATAACGGCGTCACCGTTAACATTAACGGTTGTCGCTGTAATATCATTGGAAAGTAATGATCCTTGTACGTCTACGTTGGCGGCTCTAATAGCCTTCAGTGTTGACCCGTCTGATCCAGTAAATTCGTAACGATCACTCGCACTCACCCACTTAAATCTTCCGCCACCTTTACCAAGTTGAACGTCATTGGAAATACCTTTTAGACCAAAATTCTTTACATCTGCCATTTTGTATTCTCCCTGAGAGTTTTTTTGAGGGTATTCAACTCCCTCTTTCAATTTTTACATTGTTCCGGAATAATGTGTACTGATGTGTTTTGTAATAGTATTTATCTTTCTGCCAGAATAAGTGGCAAAAATCGTATTAGAATAGATTAAATATATGTGACTTTTACGGTGGCATTACCGGCTGTTGCACCGTAATGATTGATTCTGAAGTTTACTTCTAATTCATCTGTATTAGAAGAAGGCCATACATACTCTGGATTTGTTATGTATCCACCTGCTGAGCCAGGATCATTGTCGTCCTGTCCATGTAGGAAATCTGTATCTACTGTGGTACCAACTTCCATTGTGGTTTCTTGTGAACCACCTGTAAATGCTGTGTGTACTTCTACACTAACACTTTGTATTTTACCACCGGGTGATACATTACCTAAGTCATAATTTGTACTGTTACCAAATCCTCCTACAGGTGCTGTTACATTGTATGTGAGCGTCTGTGCGTCGGTATTAGCACTATCCTGATCACTTACCTTAGTCCAGGCACTACCATCCCATAAATACAATGCCCATTCACCTACACCGTTATCAATAACGTATGCTTGGTCACCTGTTGTAGGTGATAATGAATTTCTTGAACTTATGTCAGAAACAACTGTAACACTAGCACTTCTAATACCTTGTTCAACATTCATTGCTAATGGAAACATACCATTGTGTACACTGAATATACCAGTATTGTTTTCAAAATTACCTGTGCTATCAAATATATCAATTGGGCCACCATCTGTCCTAGTAAGTTTTAATTTGCTACCTGTACTTGCTGATGTAAATGAAGGCAGTCCTGACACATTACTTGAACCCACATAAGGATTACCGTTAACATCATTTGAATTATTATATATGTTAATAGCATTACCGTTTGCTTCACTCAGTGTTAATGTTGTACTAGTAAATGATGCACTTAAATTAGGAATACTTGCGGCATTTATATCTGTTGCCATGTCTTCTGGAATAGCAACTGCTATACCGTAAGCGGCCTGCCCTGCGGCATTGGTTGTAAAGTTTACAGTAGTATTACCACTGCCACCATTAAAGATTGCACTAAAAGTAGTATATCCACCAACTAATCCGTATGCTGTACCTGACGCACTTGAACTTACTGTTGTTGGTGCTGGTGAGTCACTTGCTACTATACTTGTTCCACTTAGTCCATTAATTTGGCTAACAGTTTCTGCTAATGTACTACTAAATCCTGCACCATTAAATGTATGACTGACACTATTAAATTTAACTACTGTACCGTCTGGTACTGTTGGATTGATTGCTGTACCAATTGTACTTGTTTCAACAGCATTAGCAATCTTTAAGAACATTATTTTACCTGTATCGGATGTAGTTAAATCTCCATCCGTATCTGCGTAAATAAAGTCTCCTGCGTTACCAGGTATTGCTGGTACAAAGTCTATAATTCTATTGTTAGGTGATACCATAAACGCATCTGGACCCGGTCCGCTTTCAACTACAACACCAAAACTCTTACTAACAAGAGCGGCATTAGCCTTAACAAATGAACCGGTATCACTAACAGCAATAACATCACCTATAGAAAAACCATGTGCTGTCTTTTCTAGTAAGTAATTTAATTGTGGGTTTAAGTATTGAAATCTGCTATTAACGTTAGCATAGAAGTCTGAACTAACTATGCCACTTGGTAGTGGATCTAACATTGGATGTCCACTTTCGTTTAATGTGAATATAACACAACTACCAGTATTAAATATACCGTTACCTGTATTACTTTTAAATGTGTTATAACGTGCAACATCTTCTACTTCGCATGTAACACTTGTAGAACTTTTAGAAGTTACTGAAATAATTTTAAGACATTGTCCAGATGTTGCTCCTGCTATCCAGTCGCCGACAGTAACATCAAGACCGTTAAACTCTCTGTCTTTTCTTGTTAAGTGAGAACCATGTGCTTGTGATGTAACAGTAAATGTAATAGTCCATTGATAATTTTTTGGTGATGAACCACCTGAGTACCATCTGTCTGCTGAGCCATTTGCGTGTGCCCATAGTGTCTTACCAGTAATACTTGTTACATTAACACCTAAAACTTTGTTGGGTACATTGAGTTCTATTTGACTAGTCTTATAAGACATAGTATTACTCCGCCATCACAAACGTTATCCAAGCATGGGTGCTTGTTCCAAACGATCTACTTGCTCCTGTAATGGCTTCTGATACTTTTAAGTCAACATTAGCATCTGTAGAGAAACTACCAAATGCTGTTGGTGATCCGCTACTTCCACCACCGTCTACAGTTCTAGTAGTCCAGTCTCCGCTTACTGCGTTCATGCTATACTTGTTTGAAGCATACTGATAACCATGAGCCATAATTGCTACTGGCGGATAATCAAATCCTGTGAATTGAACTTCTAATTCAGCACCTGCGGCACTTGTAATTGTTGTAGCATTAATGCCTGCTGTGACATTTGATATACTTGTTAATTCGCCTGATGTGTTATAATTTAATTTTAATCTTTCGTATGTGTTACCACGTGTTACAGAGCCGCCACCGCCTCCGCCACTAATTGTAATTGTTTTAGTTGTACCTGATCCAGATGCAACAACACCCGAACCTACAAAATTAAGAGTTGAAGCCGCTGTTGCTAATGATGAACCTTCGTCTTGTACAGTAATAGCACTACCACTACCTGCTGGTCCTGTTGGTCCAGTTGCACCTGCTGGTCCTGTTGGACCTGCTACTGTACTTGCTTCACCTTTTTGTCCTTTATCACCTGCTGGTCCTTGTGCACCATCTGATCCTGTAGAACCATCTGCACCTGCGGCACCTTGTGCTCCAGTTTGACCTTTTTCGCCTTTATCACCTGTGGGTCCTGTTGGGCCACCTAATTCACCTTTGTCGCCCTTACTTCCTGTTGGACCAGTACCACCTACATTTCCTTGAGGTCCTGTTGGTCCAGTTGCTCCAACTGTTCCTTGTGGTCCTACTTCACCCTTAGTACCCTGTCCACCTTGTGGTCCAGTAGCACCTTGAGGTCCTAATTCACCTTTTTGTCCTTTTGCTCCGTCACTACCGTCACTACCGTTATTACCAGTAGCACCTGTATCTCCTTTGGTACCTTGTGGACCTGTTGGTCCTGTATTTCCTTGTGGTCCTGCTACTGTGCTATCTGCACCAGTGGCTCCTTTTTGTCCTTGAGCACCTTGTGGACCTGTGGCACCTTGAGCACCAGTTGGACCTTGTGGACCTGTATCGCCTTTAGAACCCTGAGGTCCTGTTGGTCCTGCTACACCTTGTGCACCAGTTGTACCTTGAGCACCTGTAACACCTTGTTCGCCTTTTAGTCCATCGTCACCTTTCTGACCTTTGTCTCCTGCTGGGGAGGCCGCTACCCATGAACTATCATAATAAACATATAGTTCACCTGAGTCACTTGCCCACCATAAGTCGCCTTCTACTATACTACCGCTTGGTGATGTATTTGCAACTGTTACAGAAGCATCAACACTATCCAGTGCCGAACTTATATCAACACTACTAACACCGCCACTAATAGAAATAACATTACCTGATATGCTTAGTGTTTGGTTAGTACCAGCACCAATTTCACCTTTTTGTCCTTGTGGTCCTGTTGCTCCAACTTCACCTTTGGTTCCGGTTGGACCTTGTGGACCTGTTGGTCCTACATTACCTTGTGGTCCAGTTGCTCCAACTTCGCCTTTTGATCCATCGTTACCTGCTGGTCCTTGTGGTCCAATTTCGCCTTTTGCTCCATCGTTACCTGCTGGTCCAGTTGCACCTTGAGGTCCTGTGGCACCTGTATTGCCTTGAGCACCTTTATCTCCAGTATTACCAGCAACACCTTGTGCTCCTTGGTCACCTTTTGAACCTTTGTCTCCGTTTGCTCCTGCTGGACCAGTGTTACCTATAGCACCTTGTGGTCCAGTGGCTCCTGTTGCGCCAGTATCTCCTAATTCACCTTTTTGTCCTTTTGCTCCGTCACTACCTGCAGGTCCAGTTGCTCCAGTATCACCTTTAACTCCTGCACCACCGCCCCCGGTAGCATCGATTGTAATTGTTTGTGCATTACTATCTGCTGATATTGTTGCATTTGCACCTGCGATAAATGTTAATTGGTCTGCGGCTACATTTGCTACTACACTATTACCACCTTGTACACTTACTGTTTTAAATGCTTCGCCGGCTCCACCGCCTCCGCCACCGCCTGTGTTATTAATTGTAATAGTATCAGTACTTGCATCAGCAGTAATTGAAATGCCACTACCTGCTACAAAATTTAATGTATCTTGATTGTTGTCTGCAATAATTAAATCTTGACCAGCAACACTGATATTTTTAAATATACCGTCATTTAATTGTGTATTATTAATTGTTACTGTATCGCCAGTGACTACTGTTGTTATTCCTGTGCCACCAACAATATTAAATGTATCGTCTTTTGCACTAGCATCAGTAGAACCTGAATCGCCTGTAAAACTCTTATAATATCTTAATGCAGATACATTGGAACTAATTGCTGTATTAACTTCTGCTTTAGTATACTTGTCAATGCTACTGTCGTCTAGTGTAGCATCTATTGTAATTGTATCTGTTCCTGGGTTAGCAGTAAAACTTACATTGCTACCGCTAACTAAATTAAGTGTATCATTATTATTGTCTGCAATAATAAGTATACCATCTGCACTAACGTTTTTAAATACGCCTGTGATAGCATCTGTTTTTGAAATCTGTATAGTATTGTTAGCAGTATATTGATTTATACCAATGCCTGTTCCACCCTCAAATCTAATTGCGTGGGTGGCACTTGTGGCACTGATTGTGTTTGCTGAACCAACACTAGTAACTGTGCTTATAGCATTTTGTAATTGTGCTGATGAAATATTGGCATCAACTTCTGCTTTGCTGTAAACACCTAAATTTGTTCTTGCTGTTGCGGCATTTGGTAAGTCACTTAAATTATTTGTTTTAATAACTGCATTTGCTAATGTTGCCGCTGTAATAATAGTTGCGCCATCTTCTAATCTAATGGCCGCATCTGCTGTTCCTCTAAATCTGTTTGCAAATATATTTAAATATTTGTAATTGCTGTTTCCAATGTCATATGACATTGTGGTATCTGGCATACTAGTAGCATTTTTAGGTATATAATTTGCTAAGTTGGCAGTTAGTTGACTAGCAGTTAAACCACCAGTTTGTAATGTTGTCCAACTAACACCACCTGAACCATTTGTTACAAGTACTTGTCCATTTGTACCATCTGATGTTGGTAATGTAAATGCATTAGCAAATGTTGTACTTCTGTTTGAATTTATTTTTAATGCTGGTGTTGTGCTACTTGCACTACCTACATAAAATACAGTACTGTTTGCACTTCTAACTTCTATATGTCCATCTGTGCTTTTTGTTGCTAATATTAAACTATGTTGTGAACTAAGTTCTACATCTGCGGCATCGTTTGAACTAATAACAAATCTTGTTTTAGAATCAAATCCTGCACTTTGACTGTGTGTAGGATAGTTTGCGTTATTTAATATACCTGCGTATGCTGTGATATTAGCATTATCACCAAAGTTTCTACCTGAGAAGATATTTGTATTGCCATTCACATTGTGAATGCTTAATGGTGTTGGTATTGTATATGCTGTTGAGGAAACAGTAATAACGTTTGCAGATTCAGTTACAGTAGTTGCACCTGAGCCTTGTATCTTTTTAAAGTTTAATTGTGAACCGTCTTTTGCTGAGAATAAGCCTATTCCAGAAGCACCTACATTGCTACCACCTGTAACGGCGGCGTTTGCATCTGCAGAAACACTATCTTGTGCTACAAAAATTCCTTGCGTAGAATCGTAAACTAGGATCTGATTATCGGTGATCCCGTCTATATTAAAAGTTAAATTATCTCCTGTTACATTTGGCATAGTATTCCTATTCTAATTTGCAATTATAATGTATTTATCAACAAAGTTGATTTAATTGCTTAATAAAATTTGTGAGATACTACCGTATGATAAGTCATATGTACTGCCATCGCCAACTCCTGCTCTATCAAGAACGGCTCTTAGGTATACATAATTACCTTTAAATGTGTGAATTTCTGTGCCTGTAGTTGCAGATGATTTTTCAATTAGTTTTATATCACCCCAATCGGCTGATTCAGGTGTTAATGATAGTGTGCCTTGTAGTTTAATCTTGCCTACAAAAGCATTTAACTTCACACTAACGGAGTGAATTCCGTCCGTATAACCGAAATAACTATCTGCTTTGATTTTGTTGCCGGTTAACCCCATATTATTATCGGAGTTTCCTAGCATTTCTAATGTTCTTCTCATAAGTAGCCTCAATTGTATTTATCTCAATAAGGCTGTTATGAGAATGTTGCTAAACTTGTTCTAATCTTTCCATTAAACGTTCAGCACGGTTAGTAACTTGTTTATGCCATCTTGAATCTCTACCTTCTACTGCGGCAGTTTTCCAATCTTCTTTAATGATTGCGGCATGCATCTTTTTAAACTTGCTTAACCTAGTTCTACCCATATTAAACATCATATTAACCAAGATTTGCTGGACTTCGTCTGGTAAGTCTCCAAATACCCCTGCTTCGTATAGCAACTCACACTCAGATATTGCTGTGTCGAGGTCTCTTTCAAAACATTCTTTAACACGTTCTTCTGATACTGGTGTGCCAACCTCCGCTCCATGCTCTGGATCGGTGTCGAGGACCAAATGGCCCACTCCGAAAGTCGGGTATCCCAGGTGGTCGAGGTAAACTTCATTGACTACTCCTTCATCTATTTTGAGTTGCTCAAATACAGCATCTCTATCTAACTTTGTGTCTCTTCCAAATAATCCCATTATAATTCCTCTAGTGTAACTACTTTATAAATTTCGTTTTTACCAAGTGATAATTGTAACTTGGCAACATCTTTTTTATTATCTAAGTATATTGTGCTCTTCCACCTATCGGGTGTAGTATTTATTTTTGCATTCATACTTAAACTATTTACTTTGTCAATCCAACTACTACCTGGATTATACTTATATGTAACGTACCTATATTTATTAAAAAACAGTCTATGTCGTAGTATTTTGTCAGTTGATTGTATAACTGCTAATTCTTTATGTGAGCGTATACCTTCTATCTTAATAATACTATCTTTAAATTGTTTTATAAATTTTTTAGCAACTTTGCTGTCTGAGAAATATATAGTAAAGTCCTTATGCCATGCAAACTTCATTGTGTCCCAGCAGTACATATTTTGAAAATTATAGATATCGTTTAATACCATAGCATCGTGTATTAACCAATTGCCTTTAACTGATATTTTGATATGGTATTTGTTCCACCATACCTTTAAAGATGGTTGTATAACCAATCCTGCTACTGTATTTCCTAAATTCATTTAACTGTAAATTCAAACTGCTCAATATAATCTACAAGTACAACGCCTTCTTCTATTTTATCAAACAGTATTTTTTTACTGATAGGTTTTTTAACTACATCTTCAAACAGTCTTTTCAACGGCCTTGCTCCCATGCTAGGTTCAAATCCATTGTCTGCAATATACTTCTTAGCCGCTTTGGTTAGTTCTATACTAATTTTGCTGTCATTACTTAGTAGTAATTCATTTGTTTCTTTAACAATTTTGTCAATGATAAGATTAACTTCTTTCATGCCAAGTTTATTAAACTTAACATAAGAGTCTATTCTATTTCTAAACTCTGGTGTGAAGAAACTTTTAACTGCTTTGATATCTGTATCAGTGTGTGTTGTTTCGCCAAAACCAATTTTACTTGTTTCTGACTTTGCGGCACCTAAGTTACTTGTCATTATAAGTGTAACATTACTAAAGTCTACAGTTTTACCTGTAGCACCTGTAAGCCTGCCATCATCCATTACTTGTAACAATACTTGTAATACTTCTGGTGCGGCTTTCTCTACTTCGTCTAGTAGCAATACACAATTAGGATTCTTATCTATTTCAGATAGCAACATGCCTTGTCCTAGTTCTCCTTCTGCGTGTCCAACGTAACCTGGAGGAGCACCAATAAGTTTGCTGACACTATGTCTTTCCATATACTCTGACATGTCAAACTTAACTAGTTTAATATCTAATTCGTCTGCTAATGCTCTTGCTGTTTCTGTTTTACCTACACCTGTTGGTCCTACAAATAGGAATGTACCAATTGGTTTATTAGGCTCTCTAAGTCCTGCTTTACTAACAAGAATACTTTCTACAAGTTTATCTACTGCTTCGTCTTGACCAAACACTTTCTTTTTAATCTTTCTATCTAATTTACTAAAGCCTTTTGTGTCTTTAACGTCAACTACATCTTTTTTAATCTTAGCAATCTTTGATACCTGTGTTACTACTGAATCAAGATTTACAACTTTTTTTCCTAGTACTTTAGAAACTGCACCTGCGGCATCCACAATGTCTAATGCCTTGTCAGGAAAGTATTTGTTTTTAATATATCTATCTGCCAGTTCACATGCTTTTTCTATAGCACCTTTTTCATACTTGACTTTGTGAAATTCTTCGTAGTATGGTTGTAGGCCTTCGCATATCTTAATTGTATCTTTAAGTGTGGTTTCTTCTATATCAAGTCTAGCAAATCTACGCATCAATGCTCTGTCTTTTTCAAATGTACTTGCAAATTCATCTGGTGTAGTTGCACCAATACACAATAGTTTACCTTTACCTAACAATGGCTTTAACATGTTTGCCGCATCTACTTGACTGCTACCAGCACTACCGGCTCCCATGATCATATGTATTTCATCAATAAACAAAATAGCCTTGTCATCTTTTTCAATTTGATCTAATACCGTTTTAAGACGCTCTTCAAAGTCTCCTCTAAATTTTGTACCTGCTAACATTGTACCAACGTCTATTTGATACACAATTTTATCTTCTAATGTTTTAGGAACTTGCTTGTTAATAATCTTCCATGCCATGCCTTCTGCAATAGCAGTTTTACCTACACCAGGCTCGCCAACTAAACATACGTTATTCTTTTTACGCCTTGCAAGTATTTCGACAACATCATTTACTTCTTCGCTTCTACCAATAAGTGGATCTATGCTACCATTCATTGCTTCTTCGTTTAAGTTTTTAATGTAATCTGCTGACTCTTCTACTAATTCGCCTTCGTGTACGTCGCCTAATACATCTAATAAGTTTTCTCTATGGCATCCGTTTACTGCTAGAAAGTATGCACTATGCGAGTTATCTTCATTGGTGATACTTACTAGTAAATCTATAGCAGATATTTTGTCTCTGCCATTAAAAATACTTTGTGCAAATGCTCTTTGAAATACTCTTTCAACTGCTACTGTTTTTTTAGGTTTGCCTGTGTTGCCTCCTTCTGACTTTAAATTATTAAATTCGTCGTCATTTAAATATGTAACAATATCTGCTTCTAGTTGCTTAATATCAACATTGCATTCACCTAGCACTTTTTTGATTTCTCTATCGTTAATAAGTGCTAATGCAACATGTTCAAGAGTCATATACTCATGACTAAATTGATTAGATATTTCGTAAGCCTTTTCTATAATTCCTTCAACATTCATAATAGTATTTAATTGTTTCTCCTGCGTTCTTGTTTAATTCTTTGTATAAGATGAACATGCTCATGACTCAATGAATCAGGTGGCATAACTTCTACTTGTAATAAAAAGTTACCAACTATGCTACTGCGAGGATCTGTAAATCCTTCCCCTCTAAGTTTCAGTCTGCTGTTTGGTTCAGTAAGTGGCGGTATATGAACTGCCAACATTCTTCCGCTAATGTGCCTAACATCTATAGTTGCACCAGTTAATGCATCAAGGTAATCTATTTGTATAATACCAATAAGATCATTTCCGTTTTTTGCAAATTCTGGATGTGGTCGATATCTTACTCTTATAAATAAATCACCTGGCGGCAGGTTCGGGTCTTGCTGTGGACCTTTGCCGTGTACAGTAAACCGTGTACCTTCTTGTACACCTTTTGGTATTTTTAAATCTAACATACCAGTGCCTACATTGATTCGTTGTGTGGAACCGTTATATACATCTTCTAATGATAATAGTATATCAGTTTGTGCATCAAAATTTTGCTCTCTGCGTTGTTGTCCTCTTTGTCCAAATATATCTCTAAATATGTCTCCAAAAGGACTGGCTCCGCCAAAGCCTTGTCCAAAACCTTCAAAAGGATTAGGATTATCATACTGATTACGTTTGTTTGGATCACTAAGTGTATCGTATGCTTCTTGTACTCTTTTGAATTCCTCTGGATTACCACCTTTGTCAGGATGATGCTTACTTGCTAATTTGCGATATGCTTTTTTGATAGTGGAGGCGTCAGCATCGCGGCCTACCCCCAATGTTTGGTAGTGATCCATTGTTTTATTATACAGTATTTGACAGGAATGTCAAGTGCTATTCGTCTTTATTAAACGTTTTTGGCGCAAACTCTTTGTCAGTGCCAAAGTCTTTAAACATATTACTCTTGCCTTCTTGCTCTTCAGGTTCGTAATATTCTTTGTATGCTTCTATAATTGCTCTAAGTTTTACAATTTGGTTACGCATTCTTACATTGTTTTTAGTTACAAGTTCCCAATCTTCATCACTGTAACCAAATACCACAGGATCAATATTTGCTTCTTTCATTTTAGCAAACACTTCTTCTTGGTTCTTGCTTGTTACAATAATAACATTTACTTGCTCTAATGTTTCTACTGGTGGTAGTTCTAAGTTAAGAGGCATTCTCTCTACTTCTTTAGTAAAAATTTCTAATGATTTAGTTGTACTACATCCACTAATAAGGAGTATAGTTAGGATTGGCAATATTAGTACATTCAGCATTGATCTGTGACTTCTTGGTTGCATTTAATTCCTCCTCCGTTAGTGGCGAGCCTTGTGCTATTTCAAAACACCTTGCTCTTTGTTGCTCTCTTTTACGTTCTATTCTTTCTATGCTTTTAGGTTTACTTAGAGCCAAGTTACCTACGTCTCTTCTTTCACCTGATGCATTTACTTTGTTAAACTTTTCATTTGCTAAGTTTAAGTCTGCTGTTAGTTTAGCATTATTTTCACTTAATACTTTATTGATTGCGGTCTTAGACTCTATATCTCTTAACTGTTGCTGTATGAGTGCCTGCTGTTGTTCTACAGCACCATTTAGTTTCTCATTGTTAAGTGTAAGGATTTCGTTTTCTGCTTTTAGATGTTGCACATACCACAAGCCTCCAGCGGCTCCTGATAACAACATAAAAAAGAAAACTAGTTTAATTTGACCCAACATGTCTCTCTACTACTTCACATAGTGCAGACACAGTCATAATATCAAATGTTTCTTCTTCTGGTATGGAAATACCTAGTTTGGATTCTATTTGAACAAACACGTCGACTATATCAAATTCGTCACCACCTAAGTCGTCCATCATATGACTATCTTGTGTAATGCTTTTGTCTTTACCAAAATGTGATTCTAATACTTCTAAGATTTCTACTCTCATATTTTCCTCAATAATAAAACATCATCGCTACCTTCTTTAGAAAGTGTAAATCTACCTTCGCTAAAATTGTTGACTACATATGATTTGCCAATTGCATCAGCAAATGCCAAGTCATCACTTAACATACTTCTAATAGGTTCTGACGAAATGTCTTCTAATATATCTTTTTGACCAAAGTTGACTAATTCAAATTCAAATACTCTCTTGCCTCTTTGAAATTGTATTCTATCTTTATCTGTGTCTTTATCTAAATTAACGTTTGACATCAAACTGTCAATTAAAAAGTTTCCTAAGTTTTCTTTATACTCGCTTTCTTGTGCTTCAACTTTATTTTGTTGAAATGTTTTTTTATCTACATACATATCTGGGTCCACTATTACAAAACTTTTCCATGTATCTTCGTGTAGTTTAAAGTCTTCATCTGCATAGTATGGCTTTACAGTCCATGCTAGTTTACCAGACAAGTTCTCTACATCATGTAAAATTTTATCTATTTTTTCAAAGACTTGGTTGTCTCTTTTCATTTCTACAAACACCATGTAGTGTCCGTCATCGTTTGCGGCTGGGGAAGCCTCGCAATCTAATGTTTCATATGCACCTGACTCTACAAAGTTTGATAAGTCTTTAGCAGGAGCCAAATCGTCTACATAAAACCCCACTACAATTACATCTTTATTATCACCTGTCTTTGGTGAAAATTCATCTAAACTGATTTTAGGAATAACTAGATCAACAAGGTCGTGATGTTTCATTATACGACGCCTCCTAGTGGATCTGCTGGCATTGGTGCAGTTGGATCAACTCCTTGTTGCAACATTGCACCTGCTTCGGCATCCTGTGTAGATATTACTTCGTCGTTCATTTTAGTTTCTGCTTCATCATAATGCTCTAAATACTTTCTTGGCACTCGTAATTCAACTAACCATACAGGATCGCTTTCTGTTTTAGTTTTTCTGTAGACCCTATTGCGTGTGATTTCAACTTCTATATCGTCTGGACTCATAATCTTTTTAGGATATTCAAATACATCTTCATTGAACTTAACTTGACATTTTTTGTTAGTTAATCGCAATGCACCTTCTGGATCTGGCATTTCTGCTTTGTCGTACATTAGTGTTAGGTCAATCCAGTATTTACTAGGACGGCCTACTTCAACTATCTTACCCTTTTTCCAGTTCTTAAATGCATAAATACCTAGGTGCTCAAAGAGTCCGTCTAGTTCTAGTAGCATATCAAGAAGTGTTCTATCTTGGTTAATAGCCTTTATGGTATTATTGATATCTTCTGAAGTATATTTTGACATACAAGTATTTATCAAAGTTATTAAATGAGTTGTTTTAACATTGACGTTAAATACTAAATAATATTACATGATGATTAACAACCATTCAAAAAGTTGTAGACAACATATACAGGACCCAACCGTTCATGAATCCATGCACGGTTTTTTTATGGCTTCACAAAAAGGAGATACCATGTCAAGAAAGAAACGCAAAGAACGAGAATTCAAGGCGAGCATACGCCAATTACAAACGGAGGATTTAATATTGAAACTTGATAACAGATATAACACTAAGACGGCTAATTGTACAGTAGTACCTAGAAACATAACCCAAGACAATTTACTTGCATCGCTAGAGCATACTAATACGTCTATTACATTTGCTGTAGGACCAGCAGGTACGGGTAAAACGTATATTGCTACAAAGAAAGCCATTCAGTCGTTATCATCTGGTATGGTGTCAAAAATAGTTATTACAAGGCCAGCGATCAGTGTCGATGAGCAACACGGCTTCTTACCTGGTACATTACAGGATAAGATGGCTCCATGGACTAGGCCAATTATAGATATTTTTGAGGAACACTTTACAACCAGTCACATTGAAAACATGATAGATGCAAATATTATTGAGATTGCGCCATTGGCGTATATGAGAGGTAGAACATTTAAAAACTCTTTTATTATTGCTGATGAAATGCAAAATGCAACTATTGAACAAATGAAAATGCTTTTAACTAGAATAGGCGTAGGCAGTAAAATGGTTATTACTGGTGACTTACGTCAGCATGATAGAGGCTTTGGTGACAATGGATTAAAGGATTTCTTAGAGAGATTACAAGACAAAGATTACGAATTTATTAGAACAGTCGAGTTTACTAGCAAGGATATTGAAAGACATCCTGCTGTAGCAGAAGTACTCGGTGTATATGATGATTTAAACTAATTTTTTTAAGATAATTTCACTTACTTGGCCGACTTGGCTATGTTCTAAATCATACAAGTCGGTCATTCTATCTACTGCACTTTTAATAGCAACCAAAGGATCACTTTTGTTTTGCTTGATATGTGTGTGGACAAACCCACCTTCTTTAAATTCGGGTTCGAAACGCATCATTTCTTCTGCTACTGTAACCAGGTCGACCATATTGATAACTCATTGATTTCTATTTCTTGTGGCTTATCTAAACACCACTTAATTGTTTCTGCTACAGTTTCAGGCGATAGTTTATTATAGTCCTTGGCACGTGGAGGCACCATATCTGTATCTACATAGCCTGGATTTATATTAATTACTCTGACCCTTTTATTCATATCACTAAACACATTTGATTGTGCTATGTGATCTAAATGCTTTTTGTCTGCTCCGTAAAGTGATGTTCTAACACCGTCGTACTTGCTTCTGCTGTTTATATTTACAATAGTTTTAGTATCATCTGTTCTCCACAAGTTAAACAATTGATCAAATAATTCTGATTGCTTAGTACCTGAGTATGCATTATTAATAAACACATCGCATGAGTTGGCCGTCATTATAATAGGTTTAATTTC